AACGACGTGCCATACGAACGCATCTTCCTCAACGACTTCTCAGAAACTCCAGGGCCAGAGGTAGGACAGGCGTTCAAGGCATACAAGTATTCCAAGATTGTGGACGAGTACGGCCTTGAGCAGATCGGCTATCTCGTTGATAACGACCCAGAGGCTCGTGACGCCGCTGAGGGTATGGGCATCAAGGCGTACACCGCAGACCAGCTTCTTGCCGAAGAGGCAGATGAGATGGAAGAAAATCGCGCGGTCTACGAAGTCCCAGACTACATTCAGGAGGCAGCCCGAAAGGGACTTGAGTGGTACGAACAAGGTCTTGCAGGCGACGGACTCCAGCCAGAGACGGTTCGCGATGCGCGTGAGCTTGTTGCCAATCGCGTTGACAGCGATAAGTTAGTCCGCCTCGGTGCATGGATTCGCCGACACCGTGGCGACTGGGAAGGCGTACCGCAGAACAGCGACCGCACCGATGAACGCTTCCCAGGGCATGGGGCCGTGGCGGGTTTCCTTTGGGGTGTGGAGACCACCGATCCCGATGGTGCTGATCGCGTACTCTCATGGGCAGACCGTCTTGTCCGCGCAGAAGAAGCAGAGAGGTACGACGTGAAAGAGAAAGAAACTCGCTCGTTGCCGATTGGTGAATACCGACTTGGCGACGCCGATGCATCCGGGCAGCGAACCTTCACCGGCTACGCCGCCATTTGGAACTCTGCGTCAGAGGGGCTTCCATTCGAGGAGCGAATCGCTCCAGGCGCGTTCAAGCGCAGCCTATCGCGTGCATCCGCCGGACAGAAGATCATCTCATTCCTGTTTGGTCACGACGAGGCGCGTGCGTTGGCAACAACGGCAAGCGGTCGACTGACACTTACCGAAGACGAGAAGGGTCTCCGCGTTGAGGCAAAGGTTGACGAGAAGGACCCTGACGGCGCAAAGGTCATCTCCATGCTCACCCACGAATCAAGGGCCGCCGGCATGAGCTTCGGTTTTCAGAAGGTCAGCGATGAGTGGACTGGCAACAACCGCACGATCAAGGAAGCCAATCTCTTTGAGGTCAGCATCCTTGCCGCAGGCGGCCAGACCCCTGCATATCCTGCAACGCTCGGCTTGACCGCGATCCGACAAGTCACCGCGCCAAAGATTGGCGTGGAGGCTGAGGCGCTGGTCGCCACCCTAGAAGCAGTCAAGGCTGGACGTGAGTTGTCCGCCGAGGAGTTGGCTGTCATTGACGCTGTCCGTACCAAGCTCTCGCCGAAGCAGGGGAAGGTCATTGACCCATCCGTTGCCCAGGCGCTTGTTGCATTGGTGACGGCAGAAAGTGAATCACTCTAAGTCACGAGACGCCGCCCCGCTGCCCTAAGCCGGCAAGCCCGCGATCACGTCATCCCGCCTAGGAGTGGAAAAGAAGAGTTGGGGTAATACCCCAGGAAGGAAGTGGACACATGTCCGACTTCGCAAAGCTCGCTGACAAGCGAGCAGTTCTTTTGACGGACGCACGCGGCATTGCCGTAGATGCAGCCGATAAGGGAATCGCCCTTGAGGGCGAAGACAAGGCGCGCTTCGAGAAGCTCGTCGCTGAGGCAGGAACTCTTGCCGAGGCCATGCGCTCCGAGAAGAACGCAGAAGAGGCTCGCAAGGCTGCGGACGAGGCTCGTGCCGAGTACGCCGCTGTCGTAGCCCCTACAACGGCAAAGGTCAAGACTGACTCCGAGCGCCTGCGAGCCATCGGGCTTCAGGGTGGCGGGGATACGTTTGAGTACCGCGATGTCACGAAGAGCAGCAACCTGGGCGATCCTGTGTCAGTGTTCTCACGTGTCAACGTGGTTGCAGGCCAGATCAACCCGTTCATCAACCCAGACGTCGTTGATGTGATCCAGGTTTCAACCGGCAACACGTTCAAGTATCCAGTGGCCACGGCCCTTGGTACGGCGACGGCTCCGGGCGAAGCAGGGACCATCGTCGAGAGCGACCCAACGATGGGTTCGCTGGCGTTGACCCCAGCCAAGTACGCGATTCTCGTACAGGTCTCGGAAGAGCTTGTTGAGGATGCGGCCTTTGACATTGCGGCGTTCATTGCGGACGCAGCGGGTCAGGAAGTTGCAATCGCGCATGGCGCTGCCGCAGGCACTGCCATCGTGACAGCAGCGGGTACCGGTGTGACAGGTGCGACCTTCGTCCCGACCTACGCCGAGTTGGTACAGCTTCAGTATTCGGTGAAGCAGCAGTACCGAAACGCTCCAAAGAGCGGGTTCTTGATGTCCGACGCGACCCTTGGAACAGTCCTTGGAATCACATCGTCGTCAGTCCCACTCTTCCAGCCAGGTGGACAGGGTGGCGTTGATCGCCTCCTTGGCAAGCCTGTCTACACTGCCAGCGGCATCGCTGACATTGCAGACAATGCAAAGCCAATCTTGTTCGGTGACCTCGGTCAGATCAAGACGGCACTTGTGGGCGGGGTGCGTGTGGACGTTTCCCGAGAGTATGCCTGGAATGTGGGGCTTATCTCATATAAAGTTGAGGTACGCGGCGCCACCGGTCTTGCACAGTCAAGCGCAGTCAAGCTCTTCGTCTGCAACTGATCTAATCAGTAGCAGCTAGGAACTAGCGATGGGGGGCGGGGTAAGCCCCGCCCCCCATTCGCATGAAAGGAACAATGCTCGTCAGACTTTCCAAGCGCCGAGGGGAATATCCGAGCGGCTCGATTGTGGACCTCCCTCTTGAAGAGGCAGAGGCCCTGATCGGGTTTGGCTTGGCTCAGGCGGTCGGAGATGTCGACGCAGAGGTACCTAGGAGCCTCGTAGAGCGCGCCAAACTGCCAAAGGTAGGTAGGACTGCTACCCTACCAACAGAGACCGCCAGCGTGGCGGAGATCGTGGAGGCTGAATAATGGCCGCACAGATGATCTCCAAGACCACGGCAGTCTCAACGACTCCTGTCCTCATTGCGACAGGGATGAGCGGCGCTTCGTGGATTAGCATCCATTGCGAATCTGCAACTAAGGTCTATGTTGGCGGCGCGAACGTGGACGATGTCAATGGCTTTGAGATTCACCAGAACAGCACGGTAACGCTCTGGCTACCAGAGGGAATCAAGATGTACGCCGTGGTAAAGACCGGCTCTGTAGACTTGTCAACCATTCATTCAGGAGGCGCATAAATGTCGTACGCATCACTGGCAATGTTCAAGGCGAGTGTGGGCATTGCCGACAGCCAAGACGACATTGCACTTCAGAATGTCCTTGACGCAACCGATACGCTCATCGACCTTTACTGCGACCGAAAGACTGGCTTCGGCACCGCGACCGAGACTCGCTACTACACTGCCGAGGATTTCCAATATGTTCTTGTGGACGATCTTGTCAGCGTGTCGTCGCTTCAGACCGACGATGATGCGAACGGAACCTACGAAACGACATGGACGGCAAACACCGACTACATCTTGGCGCCACGCAACGCGGCGCTTGACGGCTGGCCGTACACTGAGATTGACACCTCAGTCACATGGCCGCGCAACTTTCCCAAGGATGTGTATCTCGGCGTCAAGGTGACTGGCGTGTTCGGCTTCCCTAGCACGCCGGCTGCCGTGACTCAAGCTGCCATCATCCAGGCGAATGCAGTCTGGGCGTCCCGGACAAGTCCCTTCGGCGTGATCGGCAGCCAAGACCTCGGAGGCATCCTGCGCCAGACTCGTGCGCTGCATCCTGAGGCAGCATTGATTCTTGATCCGTACAGGAAGCGCGGAGGGTTGGCACGCTAATGGCACTTGGCAATCAGTTCAACATTGACGTCAAGCAGGGTGCAACCTTCCAGCTCACGATTACCTGGAAGGATTCGGCTGGAACTGCAATCAACTTGACTGGCTACACGGCACGCGCCCAGGCGCGCTTGACCTACGACACTTCTACGACGATCTTCAGCCTGACGTCATCCGCTGGCATTACACTCGGCGGCGCAGCCGGAACAATCGCCATCGTGATTGCCGCTGGCACCACGGCCGCGCTCGACGCTCCGTGGAGCGGTGTGTGGGACCTTGAACTTGTAAGCGGCGCAGGGATCGTCACCCGCCTCTTGGAAGGAACTGCCAACGTCTCGCCTGAGGTGACGCGATGACCGTAGAAGTCCATCTAGACAACTACATCGTTTCAATCAACGACGACCGCACGGAGGTCGTGGTCGCCAACCCTGGGGTTCAGGGGACGGCCAGCACGGTTGCTGTCAATGCCCCACTGACCAACGCTGGCACATCGACTGCCGCCAACTTGAGCGTCAGCGCCGGATCAACCGCTGCGGCTGGCGTCTTGCAGCTCACGGACTCAATCTCCTCAACCAGCACGACGACCGC